GTGCTACGACGCCCCGATTTGTTTATTCGGAACAGACCGCCTGGAAAGCTGAAAGTCAGCTTGCTTACGTTCACATCTGTGGATTTAGTCGTATAGACGTATGGATTGCCCGATGCCGTTTCCTCATTCCAGTCTAGTTGCTGGTTAACTGACCACACAGCCGGAGAATCCTCGAAGCCCGGGATGACGGTTTGATCTGGAGTGCCCAACCTACTGTCGATCTCAAGCCCTACGAACTGATCGGCTGGAACCTCGTTGATCATCACCCCGCTCAGTTCCTCGTAGCCGTAGTCATCCGACGCGCCGACGCAGTAGAGTACGTCCGCCAGCATGTAGCGATTATCTTCGCTGAGGTGGATTGATGAACTGATCACATGCGGGTAAGTCCTGTTCAATCCATAGAGCCTCGGTATCGGCACGCCTTGGCCTGTGGTATTTGAAAACCCGACGATGCCGTAAGCCTCAGCTCTGTTGCCATCGCTCTTGGGTTTTTTCGGCGCGAATACGGTTGCCTGTAAAATGCTCGCTATAACTGTGATGAGAAGAATAATTCCTTGAATCCATTGAATCGGTGTGCCTATTTCGCTGTAGAAATTGACTCGATCACCACGGACAGGCACGTAGTCCCGCCAGTTAGACAGTGGCCGATCGTTGACCCGTACCCCATCTACTTGAATATCCTTGAACAAAGTTCCAAGAGGGAGGCTGCGGTTATCAATCGCGCCATGGTCGATGACTTTCCCTGCTGGGCCTGTCTCAACTAGGAACATAGTTCTTTGTGCCGTCTAAACCCGCGAATATTTTCCGCCCACGGATAAGTATCGATGTATACCGTGCCAACTCCGTTGGTGATCTCTGCCGGACTGCATTGAATCATACGTCGATGATCAAGCATGACACCGACATGCCATGTCATAGTCGTACTATTATGAAAAATCGCCAAGTCGCCAAATCGTGGTTTATCCACTTCAATGAAATAGTGTGCCTCTCTCAAAATTTGCTCAGTCGCTTCTATACCCAACTCCTGATAAAATCGCACTGCAAACTTGAGACATCCATCGTTTTCGTAGGGCAAGCCGAGCCAGCCACCAAGCGCTACCGGCTTATGGCATAACTCTAAGATTCTTTTTTTTGTCTCTTCGGTTATCACGTCGCATCCGCTTCGGCTTCGCTTATAAGTTTTCGAAACCAACGAATGGCTCTAGTAGCCGAGCAAATCTGGCAAGTACGATAGTTTCCCTTCTTGGCTAAATTCTTCCCGTACAATCTGTGGCCCCTGATGCAGCGCTCTTTCCTCGCGTTGATTCCTGATGGCCCATTATTACGCAATACATTTTCTCGTGAAGTCTTAGGTACGACGTGTTCAGGGTTTACGCATCGACGATGTGGACAGTTGTCTGCGAGGGTACAGATGTTGGAATCATGACACTCATGATCTAGTTCCATGCCTTCTGGAATAGGACCTTTGAAATGTTCGTATGACCAAATATGAGCCTGAAAAGTTAATCCCTTCTCCCCATTAGGCATTCCGAACCTACCGTAGCCGTTCTTGGCAACAACGCCAGTCCATTCCCAACAACCATTCTCTAGTTTGTTCACGTATTTCATGAATCGAGATTCTGGGTCTTGCCGAGGACGTCCAGTTCCAGGTCGGCGTTTAACTGCCGCCATTTTCTTTCTGAACTCAGGGTCTTTCCATCGTTCCTTTAAAGAGAGTGCCGCAGCGGTTTGGGCATTTTTTAATTTATTCAAGCGTTCTTGACGATACTCAGGGTCTGCCCATCGCGCTTTTCGATACTCAGAAAGACGTTGCCGCAATTCATCAGTACGCGGTTTTCCTTTTTTTGATTCACTAATCTTTCGCTTCGCCTCTTCCGAATGTTTGTAATTGGGTGGCAGCATGATACCTCCAAAAGATTTATTTGGAGTACCATACATTGCACTTCTATTTACAGCAATCATTTTTGACAGCAAAATTCTAACTAGCTAAAAATTTTCGGGATTTCGCTCGTTAAACTAGGAAATTCTGCCTGCAAGTATACCTCTCCCGGCTGCATGTTTCTTCCCAACTCCCGCGCTATCGTGAAAGTCACCGACGTGTTGTTCCCCGCTACCTTCAACACCTTGCCGTAGCGCTTCCAATGAGTAGTCGTGGAGGTCATTAGCCTAGTATGCAAGAGCCTGAGCCATACCGGACAACCAGACGGATCGAAGCGCTTCAAGTATCGCCCTGCTTGTCCTGCCAAGTTCGACACCGAGACCGTCCAGCCCTCTATCGTCATTGCCTGACTCGTCTTGAAATTCTCCCAGCGCATCGGTAACGGCGTATAAGTATTGCCGTTATAAGTAATAGGCTCTTCGTGATCGCACCAATACTTCACGACTCCCGGCTCCTCGGTTAATTCCACGACCTTGATGAACTTGCTACCGTCGCTGAGAGTCTTGTTGAGTTCCGCTACCCAGTCTGATCCTAGAGATAGAGCCATCTACGATGCCGTCTCGACTAACGTAAACTTGAGACTGTGAATAGTGTCGGACGAAGAGGAATAACTCCGGTAGACGCGCGACCGTGTCGTGTCTTGCTCTACCTGCAACAAGCACTTACATTTTCTCCGATATTTGGCCGTGATCGGCATTCCTGTGGCCGGCACGCCTGTGAAGTGGATAGCCCCGCAGGTCGATATGCCATCGCCGCCCAACGGACTCCATGCCGCGGTTACGGCCCCGCCGTAGTAGACAATAAGTGATGCGGTAAAAACGTACTGATGAGGTAAGTTGAAATCCTGGTTAACGCCGTCGCCCTCGCCTACCATGATTGGCTCAGTAACTTCGCCAAACCCTGCGCCATCAAACCAGATCGCCCGGTCGCCTTGCGCGTACTCTAATAAGCCCCATAACGGCTCCAACAATTCCTGCTTGCCTGGTACTTCCAATTCCCACGAGGAACGCGCTCTTAGCCGCTTGCGCCTGATGTACTCAACGCTATTGCCGACCGGATCGCGGTCCACCGGCATGTCAAGTTTTTGCGGGAGAATGTGAAGAGGTGATGCAAAGATTACGACAGCCATATTCATCCTCGACTTAAAATGTTGCTGCGTCGTGCGAGCAATTGTGCATGAGGCCCCTGATTATCTGCATCGTTAATCATAATCTGAAAGGCTTCGTCGGCAGTGATCCAAGGTGCTTTTGGAACGATGGTCACGTTTTTCATATCAACTGTCACATTTGATCCCGGCATCTTTCCGCTCTGATTGATCTGCGAGATTACGCCAGCGCCAACACTATTGACCGCCGCGCGGTTCACCACGAACTCGCCTGCGTGCGCCATGATCGGAACTGCACCACCCGATGCAAAGCTCAACATTGACCCTCTGGTAAAGATGAGGCCGCCTTTCTCAGCGACCGGCCCGCCAATGGTTCCGTAGCCACCTCCGCCGATCGGTATGCTACCGGTGCTACTACTTGCGCCAAATATGCTCCCTATGATGCCAAAAATGGATTTGAAGATTCCGAACCCTTCGCTGCCTTGCAACTCATCCACTGCCTGCTTGATGGCCTTTCCTAACTGCTCGCCAAGTTTCTTAGAGTTCTCTTCCGCTGCCGTACCGATCGCGCCAAATAGTCCTCCGACAAACCCCTCGGCAAAGGCGTTAATCGGCTTCAGTATCATCTCGTCAAAGGCAAGGAACTGAAGCTCAAGCCCAATATTGCGCATCATGTTCTTCAAACCTTCACTGACTGTCTGCTGTCCCGTCTCGATACCCATCAAAGTGTTACGGATGCCGCCAGTGATAGACTCGCCGACCCTTGCGCCGAGCTTCTCGGCTTCGGTCTTGGGTGGCTTGATCTGATCTATCTGTCTTTTTACGCCTTGCCCAATTGCATCAATCGCATTCTGGACTTCCTCTTGCGATATTCCAGCTGCTTCGCCTAGTTCCAGCATTCGCTCGGCTAGACGCGTGAATCCGACTCCTATCTCCGTGATCTGTCTCTGCGTATCGTCGGAGATAAGGCCAAGTGCAGCCTGATCCTGAAACTTTGCCCACTCTTCTCTAGCGTGTTTTGTCGCTTCATTAAGCCGGTTTTCGTTCTCGGCAAATTCTTTTAGTTCGTCCGCATTCAGCCCAAAGCGCGTTGATTCCTCGACAAATGGCGTGTCCTTGCGGCTCTGCTCAGCCAGTTTGCGCAAGTCATCACGGGCTAATTTTTCCTCGCGCAATTGTTCCGTCAGCGCGCGACGGCGGTCCTGTTCCTGGAGAATGTCACCGGTCATCCCCTTTGCCGCTTCGCGCATCTCCTGTTGCGCTAAGGCATAATCTTCGGCTGCTGCTGCGCCGTACCTAAGTTCAATGAGCTGTTCTTCTAGCTTCGAGTTGCTTTCACCTATCGTCTCCGCGAGCTTCTTCAGTTCCTCGGCCAACCGTTTCGCTTCATCCGCTGCTTTCTTGAGCGCGGCATCATCCACTGGCGGTTTAAATCTTGGCGCGACTTCCTGATGCGAGGACGGTTGACCGACGTTAGCGTTGAAGTCTTTGACCTCATCGAGACGCTTCCTCAAGTCGGCGAGCATCCTGTCCATGTTCTCTGTACTGCCGAACAGAGTTAGAGCCTTCTTGGTCGCGAGCAGCCCCACTTCGACTTTGAGCAACCATTCGTAGAGCTTTGCCAGAGCGGGAGTTAAATTGGCAGTAAGACTTGCCGCTGCGATCAATGCGGCGTTTTTCATTGCTGTCAGACTATCACCGAAGTCATCCAGCAGTTTGACTTGTTCGTCGGTGAGACCGCGCTCCCTCAGTTCGTCCAGATGTCCGACCAATGCTTGCAGCGCCGGACCGAGGTCGCGGCTATTGCGACCCAGTAGCTGGAACATCAAGGCAGCGCGATTGAGCGGGTTTTCTATCTTGCCAAAGGCATCAACGATTGCCTCAAGAAAATCCTCAGGGCTGGATTCCCTCAGCTTGTTGAGATCCAACCCAAGCTGTTTAATAGCCTGCGCTGCTGGATCGCTCTCATTCTTTATCGCGCCGAGTTCTTTCTGTAATCGAAAGATTCCGCTAGCAAATCCTTCAAGAGAACTGCCACTCTCCTCAAGCGTGGATTTAATGCCGCTTAAAGTCTGTGCGGATATGCCGGTTTGTTCTGAGAGGTTTTTGAGATTGTCGGCAAGGGCGAGGATCTGTTTGCCAAAACCGATCACCGCGCCGACGGATAAACCAACGCCAAGAGATCCTGCGAGATCCCTGCCGAAACTTGCTGCCGATGTCTTGATGTTGGCAAATCCAGTGTTGAACGTCTGCTCTATCGTCTTTACATCCGTGCGAAGCTGGCCCAGCTGGACCCGCATCTGGATCAGAAGATTTCCGACTGTCCCTCTACTGGCCATTAGCTGTCACCTCGATAGCTTTGCCGATACGCCCAAAGAAGCGCCCAAGGGCTTCTTCGCTTTGCTCTAGGGATGAATAATGAAGTTGTGGAGGGAAAGGCAGAAAACTAGTAGGGTCTATCGCCGCAGCGCCTTGGGCGCGGAACATGTTCAGGACGACGGCGGTCAATTGCACAGTAGCGCTCGCTTGTCTGTTCTGTTTTGACTTCCACTGATCGACCAAGGTCCTGTATTCCGCCGGCGTTGAGTTCCAAAATTCGTCGCTACTCAGTCCAAGCTCGATGCGGGAGAATCCCCAGAGGCTAGGCCATTCGTCGCCGCTATCATTGTTTTTTTTTCTTCTAGAGTGACTGGCATTACCACGTCCTCGGACTGAGACGAGAAGAGCGGCACTAGAGCCCGGCTGATCTTTGCCATTACTGCCGGCATGTTGGTCGTATTCATGCGGTCGAGTTGCTCAAGCGTCAGATCGGGATCTTCATGTAAGAGAGACGCCCACAAGAGCACTTGTAATAGATCAATCGGAAAATTGGCCTCATCGCTGATCAGCATCTGGCGAAGTTCATCAATCTTGACGAAGATCGAAGCGGTCGAAGGCTCGCCACGGAGTTTGTTGATTTCGCGCTGCGCCTTGTTAAGCGCAAGCCACGTAAAAAGCATCTTGCGCGGCTTATCTAAAACGATATCGATTAACTGATCGTCACGTAGCATCAATTGAATCCTACGCTACCAGTGGATACGTATGTCGGTTGCCCGGTAACTTGCATGCCGAAAGTGACCTGTACCGCCCGGTCAATGTTCAATGTGCCAGAAGGAGAAACAAGATAGGCGTCAAAGTTCCAGCCCGTAAGCGCGTTAGGCAGCAGAATGCCCCAGCGTCTGAGTGCTGGCACGTCCGCTGTTGCATCTGCGTAGATTGTCGCGTGCATGGCAATGGATGCTGGATTCCAGAAAATATCGACGCTGATATTGGCAATATCTTTCAACCCGGGCACACGCTCGTGATAGCCGCCTGTCGAACTGTGATTCGTAATGTCGATCCATTCCTGAGTGATCGAGGGCACCGCCAATGTGAGGCACTGGACGACTTCTTCGTAGACACTTGATGTGGGATTCTTGCGATAGAGCTTCGATCCTTTTGCGAGTAGAACATTGCTTGCCATTTTGTGACTCCTTTATTCGGATTGAAGCCTTTAGCTGTTGATCAGACCAGTTGGCCTCAGTACCAGCACCTTGACTGCAACGTTGTCCATCGTGATCAGAATCTTACCAGTGGATGCATTCGCCCATCCGGTCAACGGCAGTTGAAAACTCGCCGCTTCGCCCGCCTGCAAGGTATACGGTCCTGAGTCGCCCGACCTGCCGAGTGCGTCCGGCTCGCTCTTGATCGTGAACACATAAGGACTAGCTGCATCGCTATTCAGAATAATTATAAGTTCGTTACCCTGCGCCACGAAGTCCACGCCGTCAGCCGCTACAGTCGGCGCAGTGAATACCGTGTCCTGTGAGTTTGCGACGGGAGATGCGACGGGATTGCGTATCGGCGTTTTTATCTCTGCTGATAACGTCTTAACGGCCATGATTGAGCCTCCTAATTGTCTTCCGAATGTGCCAAAACGATATCTAAAAGTGCGTGATGTGCTGAAAGTGTTTCAAGACCCTCGGCGGTCTTGAACGGTCCACTTTCACTCTCGATAAATAACGACCCGATCAGTATGCCGCCGATAGTCTCAGCATGGGCTATCCACGGTCTGAGCGCCGCCTTGACTGCGCTCGATACCGCTTTTGCCTGCGCATAGCTCATGGCAAAAGAACTGATCTGATACCGCGACTCGGCAAAGTTCGCCTCACCGCCGTGATGATACTGCGGCACTTTGGAGCTTTGCTGATAAACAACCGCCGGTAAGGCAGAATCCTGCGGGTAGGTACATGGATAGATGCGCGCGGCAATCAACGCCGTCAGCGGTTGATAGCTTAGAAGTTTCTGACTGATCGCCTCATCCAGACTGATCATTCGATATCTTCTTCCAAAACAGGCCGCATAACATCTTCGATCCGTGTGACGGCATTATCTTTTTGCGCCTCGTAGGCGCGTGTCAGCATGGGGTCTGCCTTCTTATGACGCCAGACCGGGTTTCCCCTTATCGAATGATAAGGCCGCTCCAGGATGTCATAACCCAACTCACGCCAGTACCCGATCATTGCGCTGGTAACTGTCCATCCATTTCGAGCCTTGATGCGGAACACGTCATTATTCGCTGGCCCAACTTTGACGGTCCCGCCATGTCCGCTCATGCGAATATAGATCGTCGCGTTTAGATCGGGAGAGATTTTATTGAGGCTCGCTTGATATTGATCCAGAATCGGTTTGGC